GTCGACCTTTTTCTATCTACGAGCTTTTTTCTTGCCGGGAGGTGACCGCGATGCCTCGCAAGCTCAGCGTGGTCACCGACGAGACGCCGGTCCCGCAGGTCAAGCCCAAGACGTTGGCGCAGGCCATCGAAGCGGGCACGTACCTCGAGGTTCTGCAAGCGCAGCGCCGCGAGATGGTGCGCGATGTCGCCGGCGAGAAGGGTCCAGCCAAGGCAGCGATGCACCGGCAGATCGCGCTCCTCTCGAAGGAGATCGCGGCGCTCTTGGCATCCGCTGCACAGGAGGCGGCCGAGAGTGACGAAGCCGAAGACGAAGCCTTCGACGCCTCGGCTATCTGAGGTAGCTCGACACGTCGTCGTGCCGCAAGGCGTCGTCTCGACCGGCTGGCCGGCCGTCGAGAAGAAGTGCAGCGAGATCGGGATTCAGTTCCGCTGGTGGCAGAGGCCGATCGGCCAGGTCATCCTCGGCAAGCGGTCCGATGGGAAGTACGCGGCCACGATCGGCGGCACTGGCCTCTCGATCCCGCGCCAGGTGGGCAAGACGTTCCTGGTGGGCGCGATCATGTTCGCGCTCTGCCTGCTGCGTCCGAACCTGACGGTCATCTGGACCGCGCACCGCCTGCGGACGGCCGAAGAGACGTTCGGCAAGATGCAGAAGTTCGCGAAGCGGAAGCGGATCGCGCCGCACATCTTGAAGGTTGTGCTCGGCTCGGGCGACGAGGCGATCGAGTTCCGCAACGGTTCGCGGATCCTGTTCGGCGCTCGCGAGCGTGGCTTCGGACGCGGCTTCGATGAGGTCGACGTCGTGGTCTACGACGAGGGCCAGATCCTCACCGAGAACGCCCTTGACGACATGATCCCGGCGATGAACCAGAGCCGCCAGGAGACTGGCGCGCTGCTGCTGTTCATGGGCACCCCGCCGAAGCCGACCGACCCCGGCGAGGTCTGGCTGAGGATGCGCCGCGAGGCGCTGTCTGGCGAGGATCACGACACCGGGTGGATCGAGTTCGGATCCGACCCCGGATACACACCGACTCCGCTGCCGGCCGCGCTCACTGACGCCGACTGGAAGCAGGTCGCGAAGGCGAACCCGTCCTATCCGGACGACACGCCCCGCGAGGCGATCCTGCGGATGCGGAAGAAGCTCGGCCCCGAGTCGTTCCTGCGTGAAGGTCTCGGGATCTACGACGACGAGCACGACAAGACGATCCTGCCGGGCTGGCCGAAGTGCTTCCGTAGGGCCGACGAGCTTCCCCCGGTCTCAGCGATCGGCGTGGCCGTGTCGCTCAATGCGGAGTGGGCCTCGATCGCCTCGGCGGACCTGTGGCCCGATGGCGATTCGGTCAACCTCTCGGCCGTCGACAGACGCCCAGGAACCGCCTGGATCGTCGACGAAGTGGCCCGAATCAAGCAAGAGCACGGATGTTCGGTGGCAATCGACGAGAAGTGCCCGGATGCCACCCTGATCCCCGCTCTGCGCGAAGCCGGCGTGAACCCCACCGTGATGGCGCTCCAGGACTACGTGGAGGCGTGGTCGGACCTCGTGAACCGGGTGCGCGACAAGACCGTGACCCACCAGTCGACCACCGACCTTGACGCCGCGATCGACGTGGCTGGCCTCCGGTCGGTCGGAGACGGGCGCCGAGTGCCCGGTCGAGTCAAGTCGAAGGGCGACATCGACATGCTCGAGGCCGCGATCTGCGCGATGCGCGAAGCCTTCCTGAATGCCTACGACCCGTTGGACTCGATCCTGTGAGGAGGGCCGCGTGACCACCTATCTCGACCTCCTCGGCGCGGCTTGCCTCGTCATCTTCGCGGCCGCCGTGTGGCCTCCTGCGTGCTGGCTGGTGGCCGGCGTCGTGCTGCTGCTGATCTCGTGGCGAAGGGCGTCCTCGTGAGCTTGTTCTTCGGCAAGCGCGAGCAGCGCGCCATCGGCGACTGGTTCATCACCGACACGCTGCCGGCGCAGCTCAACGGCGTCTCTCCCGAGCGCGCGATGATGCTGGCCCCGATGTACGCCGCGCACCGGCACATCGTGGACTACCTCTCGACGCTGCCGGTCGACACGTACCGCAAGGCCGGGGATCTGCGCGTGGAGACCGCCCTGCCGCCGCTGCTGTCTACCCCAGACGCCCCGGGCGGCGAGGGCCTTGTCGCGTGGCTGGGCAAGGCTGCGTTCGGTCTCGCGCTCGGCAACGCGGTCGGCTACGTGCGCCGCGCCTCGGGCTACGGGATGCCGACCGATGTGCACTGGCTGCACTGGTCGCAGTGGTCCTACACCGAGTCCACGGGGCAGTGGTACATCAACGGCCAGCCGGTCGCCTCGGCCGACATCGTGCACATCCCGTGGATCGTCCCGCCCGGCAGGCGCCTGGGCATGTCGCCGCTGCAGTTGTTCGCCTCGACGGTCGTGCAGTCGGGCATGTCGGCCCAGGAGTACGCCGACATCAAGCGCGGCGGCGGCCTTCCGCCCGTGGTCATCAAGAACACGCAGAAGACCCTCGACCCGACCACCTCGCAGGCCGTGAAGGACCGCGCGAAGGCGTCCTTCGCCAAGGGCGAGCCGTGGGTTACGGGCGCCGACTGGGACCTGCAGGCCATCACGATCCCGCCGAACCAGGCCGCGTTCGTGGAGACCCTGAAGCTGACCGCCAACCAGATCGCCTCGATCTACGGGATCGACCCCACTGAGGTCGGCGGCACCCCGGCGAACAGCCTGACGTACTCCACCGAGGAGCTGCGCCAGATCAACCGGGCCGCGAACATGCGCCCCTACATCGAGCGACTCGAGCGCGGCCTGTCTCGGCTGATGCCCGAGAAGCAGTTCATGCGCCTCAACGTGGACGCGACCATGCGCGTCGACCTCAAGACCCGCACCGAGGTCGTGGGCGCGAAGCTCGCAGACGGCCGCCTGTCGCTCAACGAGGCTCGCGCGCTCGAGGACGACGGCCCGGTCCCTGGCGGGGACTTCCACAACGTGCCGACCCCGAAGTCCGGGGAGCCGAACACCCGAGAAGGAGTAACCCATGACTGACCTTGAGCGTCGGTTCACGTCGGTCCAGGTTGAGGCCCGGGCCGGTTCCGACAAGCTGACCATCGGCGGATACGCGGCGAAGTTCGACCGCATGAGCCAGAACCTCGGCGGCTTCGTCGAGCGGATCGCCCCGACCTTCTTCAACAAGTCGCGCGGGGACGGCTGGGTCGGCGTGGTGGCTCGCTACAACCACGACGACAACATGCTGCTGGGCACTACGGGAGCCGGCACCCTGCGCCTGGGGATCGACGAGATCGGGCTGACCTACGACGTCGACCTGCCGTCTGCCCGCGCCGACGTGCACGAGCTCGTGCAGCGCGGCGATGTGCGGCAGTCCTCGTTCGCCTTCGTCGCCTTCGAGGACGACTGGTCGACCACCGACCAGGGCTTCCCGCTGCGCACGCTCATCAGCGGTCGCCTGCACGACGTGGCCCCGGTCAACACCCCGGCCTACGAGGACACCAGCGTCGGCCTCCGTGCCCTGGACTCGCTGGCGAAGAAGTTCGACGCCGACCCGGCCGAGGTTCGCAGCCTCGCCGCGGCCAACGACCTGGCGAAGTTCTTCAAGCGCACCGACGACACCGGCCCGACCGCCGAGCAGGTCCGCCGCTCGGCGGCGTCCGCTCTGATGCGGGCGCTGTCACTGGACACCGACCTGCGTCTCTGACGCACCAGAAGCACCCGCCAAGCGGCGGGCAGGTGGCCCCACCTGCCGCACGGCGGAACCCCAACTGAACACACCTCCGGCAGGGCGACCCCACCGGGACTGAAGAAGCACCACCCACTTCATTCCCGCGAAAGGGGAACTGTCATGAGCACCATCGCAAACAGCCTCATGGAGCGCCGTGCCGCGCTCATCATGAAGGCACAGGAGATCGCCACCCGTGGCGTGGCCGAGAGCCGCGACCTGACCGTCGAGGAGCAGACCTCCTTCGACCAGATGATCGCGGAGGCCGAGGCGCTGCACGCCCGCGCCAAGGCGATCCACGAGGGCGAGGAGCGTTCGCGCGAGATCGCGGAGCTCTTCGTCGGCGGCGAGCAGAACCGCTCGGTCGAGAACGGCAAGGCGTCGAAGTTCGGCGAGTGGATGCGCTCGGCGCGCATCGGCGAGGGCTTCGACATCGCACCCGTCTCCGGCGCCGAGGCCCGGGCCCGCGTCAACGCCCTGTCCGGCAACGAGTCCCGCGCCATGTCCGCCAGCGGCGGCGTCGCCCAGGACGGCGTGTACGGCCAGCTCTGGCAGTACGCCATCGCCGGGTCGCAGCTCCTCCAGGCCGGCGTCGACGTGATCAACACCGCGGACGGCAACACCCTGCCGTTCCCGGTCGCGACCGTTCACCCCAGCACGTCGGACACCCCGACCGCTGCGAACGCCGCGCTCAACTCGAGCGACGCGACCGTGACGCTGGTCAACAGCACGGTGTCGAAGTACACCTTCATCACCTACGTCCCGACCGAGCTCATCCAGGACGCGACCTTCAACGTCGAGGGCTACATCGCCCAGGCTGCGGGTCGCGAGCTCGGCCGTCGCGTGGCGAAGGTCGCCTCGGCCGGTGCGGTCGCCGCCTACACCACGGCCGGCGCAACCGGCCCGGTCGGCACCACGACCACGCTCGGCGCTCAAGCCACCGCTGGCATGGGTACCGACCTGCTGGTGAACCTCTTCCACAGCGTCCTGCCGGAGTACCGGGGCAACGCCTCGTGGACGATGGCCGACCCCACGGCTGCTATCATCCGCAACCTGAAGGCCAGCACGGGCGAGACCGCGATCTGGCAGCCGTCGCTGATGGCTGGCGACCCGGACCTGATCCTCGGCAAGTCGGTCTACATCGACCCGTTCCTGCCGACCCCGGCCGCGAACGCCAAGACCATCTACTTCGGTGAGTGGAACAGCCTCAAGGTCCGCATCGCGGGCGGTCTCCGCTTCGAGCGGTCGGCCGAGGCGGGCTTCGCCAACGACCAGATCGCGTTCCGCGGCATCGTCCGCTGTGGCGCGGTCGGCCTCGACCCGAACGCGGTCAAGTTCTTCCAGCACAGCGCCACCTGATCCCGGGTGGATGGTTCGGCCCCGGCTTCGGTCGGGGTCGTTCCACCTGTCCGCGAACCCGAGAGGAAACGCCATGCGCGTTCGTATCGTCGTGCAGCCCACGGGCTGCATCAATGGAAAGTATTGGCCGGAGGTCGGCGAGACCATCGACCTGCCCGCCGCCGCCGCCGAGGGGATGATCGAGGCCGGTCACGTCGAGCGCGTGGCCGAGAAGGCCGCGAAGGTCGAGAAGCGTCCGGCATCCAAGGCGGGCACCGAGACCCGCGCCAAGCAGGACTGACCCATGTCTGTCGTCCTGCTGGCGGACGCGAAGGCGTACCTGAACATCACGGTCACGACCTACGACACCGAGCTGCAGGGCTTCATCGACGCCGCCGAGGCTGCCATCGCGGTGCGCTGCGGGTCGCTGACCTCGGTCCCGGTGACCGAGCAGACCAACTCCGCGTGCCGTGTGCTCATGCTGTCCTCGCTGCCGGTCGTGTCGATCACCTCGATCACGTCTCTCGCTGGCGCCGTGGCCTCCCTGTCCGATCTCGTGGTCGACAAGCGCGCCGGTGTGGTCACGGGACTCGCCAGGGACACCTACACCGTCGTCTATCAGGCGGGCCGCGCCTCGGTTCCCGAAGACCTGAAGATGGCGGTGAAGGAGCTCGTGCGTCACCTGTGGACGACACAGCGCGGCGCCGGGGTCCGCCCCGGATCGGCGATCATTGAGCCGACCTCCACCGGCTACCTGCTGCCGTACCGGGTGCAAGAACTGATGGCGCCCTACGTCCAGCCGGGCTTCGCCTGATGGCCGCGTCTGTAGTGCCCGCGCTGCTGCGGGCCCTGACGACAACGGCGCAGGGACTGCTCGGCGTGAACACCGCCTATCCCGGCCCCGGGCTCTCGGACAGCCCCGGTGACTACCTGTTCATCGGAGCACAGGACCCCGACGTCGAGCAGGGCGCCACGGAGGCCGTGTCCGTCACCCAGGAACAGATGGCCTTCGGCGCCACGCGACCTCGCCAGGAGGAGGGCGTGGTCCGCATGTGCGCCAGGTCGGTCAACGGGGACAGCGACCTGCTCGCCGCCGTCGATGCCGTCTACGCGCTCCAGGAGTCCCTGGCGACCGCGCTGCGCACCACCAACGATCTCGGCGTCACGGGAACAGTCCAGTTGGGCAATGGCGCAAACCTTCGGCTCGAGGTCGACTTCAACGAGTTCGGGGCCGTCGCGACCCTCTTCTACGACATCGCATTCGAGGCGGCGATCTGATGGCACTCTTCGCGCTCACCAACGTGTTCGCCCACTTCGGTCCCTACGACTTCACCGGGGACAGCAACAAGGCCGAGCTGCAGGTCGACGTCGAGGCGCTCGACGCCACGGTGTTCGCCGGCTCCGGCTGGCGCTCGATGGTCGGCGGGCTCAAGTCGTCCGCCTTCGACATGGCCGGGTTCTGGCAGTCGGCGGTCTCGCAGGCTGTCGACCCGGAGGCGTTCGCGTTGCTCGGTGCCGCCGACAAGGTGCTGACCTTCGGTCCGTCGCAGGTCGAGGGCGACCCGGCGTTCATGATGTTCGCGCTCGAGTCGTCGTACAAGATCGGCGGCGAGGCCGGTGCGCTGATGCCGTTCGAGCTGGGCGCGGTCGGCGAGGACGGAACCGGCACCGTGCGCGGCCGGCTGACCAAGGCCCGCGGGAACGTGTCGGCCACTGGCGCGATCGGCACCGGGCAGAACCTCGGAGCCGTGAGTGCGACCCAAGGTGTCTACTGCACGATCCACGTCTTCTCGCCGGGCACGACGATCACTCTCCAGCTGCAGTCCGACGACAACGCCGGATTTACCACGCCGACCACGATCGCCACGATCGGCCCGATCACGGCCGCTGGCGGGACCTGGGTGACGAAGGTCCCCGGTCCGCTCACGGACTCGTTCTTTCGGCTCAACGTGTCCGCGATCACCGGCACATTCAACATGGCCGCCGCCATCGGCGTCCAGTGACACCACCTCCTGAAAGGGCACGCTGATGGCTGTCTTCGCGTTCACCGATGGATTCCTGCTGCTGAACGCAGGCAACCTCTCGGCCTACTGCAAG